GATTGTCTTCCATTTCATCTTGGACATTAGTCATTTCTATTTCATTATCAAATATCCTTGATACATTCTTCTTAATCCTTGGTACAAATGGAATAGTACATACAGCTGATAAAACCCCTGCTCCAAAAGAAACACTTACTGCAATATAAGCAGGTGTTTTGTCTAACCCTAAACCTTTCGCGCCTTTATAAATTATGAAAAAAGTATTAATACAAATAGTGGAACCTATTAGTAATGGATAAGTCCAATTAATACGATTAGTTTCAAAAGGATGTCTTAATACAAATTTTCTCATAGTAGCAAATAAACTAGATGCGATTACAGCTGAAAATAATGGTGATAGTACCCAAGATAAAACTATTCCACCTACTCCTCCGACAAATGGGAATGTTTCTAAAGGTTTATACCATATAACACAGTCAGGTCCTCCTAAGACAATAGCCATACCAATCATACCACCAACACATGAATGGGTAGTAGAAACAGGCATTTCTAAATAACTAGCTAAGAATAACCACAATCCAACAGATAATGAAACCCACATACAACCATACATTAAAAGATCGGGTTGGTGTTCAAAGCATTTATAATCAGCTATACCTTTTCTAATAGTTTCTGTTACATGAGAACCCATAAGGATTGCACCTGTAGTTTCGAATATAGTAGCTAAAACTACTGCTTGTTTTATAGTTAATGATTTAGAACCAATTGATGTTGCATAAGCATTAGCTACGTCATTGGCGCCAATTCCCATTGCAGCAAAGAAAGAAAATAATCCACCTACTACTATTATCCAAGTATACATTTAATAATATTACGAAAATATCTTTAAATGTATTCTTAATTTTATTTAACATCACTAGGTGTTAATCTATAAGCCCAATGTTGTAAACCTTGACGTATGACTGGACTGATTGTATAATCATTGTATTTAGTTTTCTTTTTTTTAATCATATTTATTAGTCTTTTCTTAAAACGACCTTTTGGACCAGCGAATCGTAGCCAACGTTTAATTTGTCTTTCATCATCTGGAGTACGTCTTCCTTTATAAAATCGACAGTACCATTGAACCCATCCATAAGGATCTTGTTGTCTCATCCAACCTTTTTGTTCCCAAAATCGTAGACTAGTTCCGCTTTTAACACCGTAATTATTAATAGAAAGGTCACAATCTGGACTGGTTAACCAATCATTGGGAATTCCTTTCCACCAACTCTTTGGAAATTCTTTGTGTTTGTTTCTATAACCTTTTCCTGTTACTTTACTAGTGATAGGTCTCCAATAAGTTCCACCGAAACTACCTAGTAAAAACATTTGTCTAGGGGTGAGATTGGGCTTGAAATCTGGGTAATCTTTAAAACGAATAATTCTGGTTCTAACCTTTTTGTTATTCATTTTAATAATTACTTAGAAAAAATAATAAGAAATTTACCTAACTTTACATTGTTAATAACTGGTACATGTCATCCCAGCAGTTATACAACTACATTTTTTTTTACAAAATGTTTCCCCTACTTTACATTTAGGTACACAACTACATTTTTTTTTACAATATCTTTCGTCTGTTGAACATTTAGGTCCACATTTAGGACAGCCCGCGCCTCTATAAACTAAAGACCTCTCTTCAAGATCTTCTGGACAACTGTCATCTTCTTCTGGACATGAAACAGTTAAAGATACTATTTTAGCTTCAAATAATGCCCAAGGAATAAGCAAAAGACAACAAATTCCTCCAAGAACAAATGATTTTTTAAGATAATCAGAATAAGGAAAAGTTGTTGTAATAGATTCATAATTACCTGTACCTGTTTTTTTATAATAATAATAACTACATATAACTGCTACAAACAAAAGTATTGATGTAACTCCAAAAAATATAGACAATACTAAAATCAAATTTTTCTTATCATTTGTTTGCCAAATACCTTTTTTCTCTTTACATGATTTTGAGATACAGCATCCTGAAGGGTCGCTTTCTACACATCCTGTTATTAATTCTCCTTTTTCATTTTTTTGTTCATCTTTATAATCAGTTACACAATAACCATCTAGTCCATCTTTAATATATTTTTTACAATCCTGTGCTTCACATTCTGGTTTTGATGTTTTATCAGTTTCTTCCGATACTTCTTTTCCTGTATCGTCTCTTATTGCTTTTCCTGCAGCAGCTAGTTCTTCGTCGAATTTTGTTTGTTGTTCATCCAACCAATCATCAAATTCCTGTTTTTCTTCAGCATTAGCAGGAAGATATGCTTGAGTATTCTGACTTGTTAAAGAATCTTTTATTTTTCCCCAATCGTTATCAGCAATAACAACTGGATCACCCTCTAATTTGTTTCCAACTTTTGTAATAGGTAAAAAGTATATTTTTACACCATTTATTATAATTCGAAAAATTTTTCTTAAAAATCTTTCAGGTGCCGTAACTCCTATTTTTAGTTTTTTTTTAGAATCATTTGATTCAGCAAGAGTAATTATTGCATCAAAAGGAAAACCTATCCCTCTAAAAGTATTCAATTTTTCATCTTCACTTTTAAAATATTCATCCAGGGAAGGATTCGCAATTTTGTCTTCATCTTCTTTCGGGATAAGTTTTACGAATAACAAAGATGGGTCTTCTTCTGTTGCTTTAATTAACTTTGTAGTCTTTTCTTCTATTTCTTTAATAACGTCTTTATTAACTAACATAGTTTTTGAACGAAATTGATTACTCCCATCAGTAGGGTTACTTTCAATTTTAATATATAATGTTTCACTGAGAGATTCAACCTTAAAATATCTTCCTACTAAGTCTAAGGCATCATATTCGTTCTTCTTTAAATACATCCCTGTAACAGAAAATTGACTTTCTTTTGAAAGTGCATCTTCTGGTGAATTTTTATATTTTTTTTCGTCCACATTTACATATAAAGCCCACTTAGTAACATCCTCTGGTTTTGTTACATTTCCAAAATATTCTTTAATATTTCTCCTAACACGGTTGTCCACTGTGAGATTTACTTCTCCTAAACCTATTGGACTTCCTAATATTTTTTTCATTACTAATAACGTAGAAAATTATTTCATTAAAAATCGTCATCCTCTTCAATAGTGTACACGATTTCTTCATTGTCAAATCCAGACAATTGGTACTCCGAAACTCTTTTCTCAAAGAAATTGGTTTTACCATCCAAACCTATTTGTTCCATAAAGTCAAAAGGACATTTACTACCATAAATTTTATCAAACCCTAGTTGTTGTACTAAACGGTCAGCAACAAATTCAATGTACTCACTCATAAGAACTTTATTCATTCCTATAAGATCACATGGAATGGAATCACAAATGAACTCTTTTTCAATAGTAACAGCTTCTTTAACAATAGTATACACAGTTTCTTGAGTAGGTTTATTCTTTAATTTTTTGTACAATAGTACAGCAAATTGAGTGTGTAATCCTTCATCCCTAGCGATGAGTTCGTTACTGTGTCCTAAGGCTTTTACCATTTTACCTTTACTCTTCAACCAAAATATACTACAAAATGCACCTGAAAAGAAAATTCCTTCCACAACAGCAAAAGCAATAAGACGGTTAACGAAAGGTTGTTCGCTACTAATCCATTTCATAGCCCAATTAGCTTTCTTTTTAATACTTTCAAAATTTTCGATAGCATTGAAAAGTTCTTTCTTTTCTTTCTTGTCCTTTATGAATGTATCTATAAGGAGAGCATAAGTCTCACTATGAATTTGTTCCATGGCTGCTTGGAAAGTGTAAAAGGCTCTAGCCTCACTAATTTTAACTTCATTACAAAAATTAGTTACGAGATTTTCTATAACTATTCCGTCACTTCCTGCAAAGAATGCAAGTATCCTTTTAATGAAGAATCTTTCATCTTCGGAAAGACTTTCCCAATCGTTTTTATCGGCTGGATAATCAATCTCCTCTGCAACCCAAAACATTTTTTGGTGGTATTTGTACATGTCCCACAGGTCCTGGTAAGCGGCGTTAACAGGTAGAACAACGAAACGGTCAATTTCTTCTTTGAGAACTGGTTCGGTCATGTATAAATACAGTAAATATTTTTTATGTCATTTTATTTCTTCTTTTTTCTCTTTTTTCTCTTTTTTCTCTTTCTTTTCCTTTTCCCATAGTCTAATAAACCCTCTGAAAGGTATGCTTTACCTTTAGGATAATTATATGGTTTCAAAAGTATTTCATCTGGTTCATACTCTTCTATTACTAATTTTTTTTTATCTCTATCTGTAAAATTTAATTTACTATTGATAAATTTCCATATAATTTTAATGTCTTTTCTTATTTCATCAACTAAGTTTGATTTCTTTTTAGAATTTAGCAGTTTCTCTCCAATATGACATTCTAATATAGATGTTTTTTTACTGTTATAATTTTTAATTGTTACAAAATACTGAATTAAAAAGTATTGGAACATTATTTTTTTCCAGATATTGTTATCAACATTTTTTATGTCTCCTATTATATGTTTTTCTATACCGTCATCTTTATAAAATTTTTTATCCATATATTTAAATTTATAAACTTTTCCGTCTGATAGTTTAATACTAACGGTTGGTTCTGAAACTTGTACAATATTCCCTTTCCTTAATATAACGTTGTTGCTACTATAATCTCCTTTTTCTAATTCTTCAAAAACTAATTTACTTTCTTCGGGTGTTAGTGCACCTGGTTTTATAGAAGATCTGAATGCTACTTTGTCTTCTCTTCTTCCTTCTTTAGTATTTATTCTTATACCATAGCCTATAGCATAACAAAAAGCAGTATACCATGGATCTATATCAAGACTCATCATAATATGTGAAGCCATGACATCTTTATGGTCAAACTTATGACTTGCTAGGAAAAAATGTTGACCTCTATCTGTATTAAATTTGACGAAAGTCATGTTATTAGCATTAGAAAATTTAATTAATTTTTTAATACCGTCATTAAAGTTAGGTTCTTTATAATCATAGTCTAACATCATTATATCTTTGTATATTAAAGCTATCATTTTGTTTCTAAAGTCGAATGTAGTATAGTATTCCCAATTTCTTATAGGTCTAGTGTTATCGTTTGATAAAAATTTATCATCTTGTTCAGGATTAAAATAGAAAACTGTTTTAAGATTAGGTCCGTCTTTATAATATTCAGACATAGAAACATTTCTTATATAATGAATCCAGCAATTATTAGTATTAGACATGTTTGGTAAATATTTTTTAATTTTTTCTCTAAAAGGACTTTCTTTTGTATTCGAGTGTTTATTAATTTTAGACAATAGATTTCTATGTTTACTGTACCAAATAGGATATCTAACAAAACTTAAATGGTCTTTTCCTGTACTTCCGAATCTTCTTTTTCTGATTATTTTTTTTTTAACGACTTTTTTTTTCTTACGTTTACACTGTGCTTTAAGAACTTTAATACTTTTGTAAACCCTCTTTCCGTTACGTTTAACAGTTAAACGCACTCCGAGACGTTTGCATAACCTTTTCAATACTTTTCCAGGTTTACTCATTAATAGTATACCAAGAAAATTATTTTTTTCTTTTCTTTTTTTTCTTCTTTTTCTTCTTCTTACTAGGTTTTTTCAAGAGAAAGTATAAAGAACCCCCACCAAGTGCTAAGAGTACTAATACAATTAGTTTAATAAAAGCATCAGTATTTCCATTATTATTTGTACCATCTAGAAAGTTTCGTGAAGATATAAGAATTTTTTTTATGTCACCACGTGTCATATTACTTCTTGATTGAGCTCCATTTCCATCTAAAAAAGAAAGTTGATCATTACTATAAACTTCATCATTTTCCATCATACCAATATCCAAGAAAATTATTCTAAAAAAATTAACTTCCACACATTAAACATTCTTGCTCTTCTTCTTCTTCAGCTTTAATTTTTTGTTCCATCGAATGGTCAATAGTAAAGTTTTGAGCATTCTTAACGGATTTTGCACGAATGTAGTAACTACCTGTTTTAAGACCTTTTTTCCAACCGTAAAAATGAACTTTTGTCAATAACTGTGGAGTAGGATTTTTCAAGTGAATGTTCAGACTTTGACTTTGACAAATGAAACGACCTCTATCAGCAGCCATTTCTATAATGGTTTTCTGTTTGATGTCCCAAGAAGTTTTGAATACTTTTCTTATTTCTTCAGGTAGCGTCTTCATGTTTTGTACTGAACCTCTTTCTTTAATTAAACGATATTTAGTGACTTCTGACCACATCCCCATATTGACTAATTTTTTCAATAAACGATGATTAACAACTGTAAATTCACCAGCTAATGTTCTCCTGGTATAAGCATTACTAGTGAAGGGTTCAAAACATTCATTACATCCTAAGATTTGAGAAGTAGACGCGGTAGGCATAGGAGCTACTAGGAGACTGTTACGAATTCCGTGTTTTTTTATGGACTCTTTTAGTCCTTTCCAATCCCATCCATTCTTTCTGAATTGAGTTTCTCCTTTCCACATATCAAATTGAAGAATACCTTTACTTGCTGGACTACCTTTGAATGTTTCGTAAGGACCTTGTTCTTTAGACAATTCATTACTCATTTCTAAGGAAGAATAATAGATTGTTTCGAATATTTCTTTGTTTAGTCTTCTTGCTTTTTCTCCTTCGAAATCGTAGTGTAATTCTGCGAACAAGTCGGCTAAACCTTGTACACCAATACCAATAGGTCTATGACGCATATTACTCCTCTTAGTTTCAGGTACAGGGTAAAAGTTTATGTCAATAATCTTATTAAGGTTCTTAACTATGGTATGAACGACACTTCTTAATTTTTTGTGGTCGAATACAGGAAGGTATTGGTCTTTTAATTCACTATAACCTCCTATTCTTATATTATTAATAAAAATTTGCGGCACAGTAGTGATTTCTTTACCTTCTTTGTCTAGGATATCCTTGAAGAACAATTGACGAAGATGGTTATCATCTACTGATATTTCTTCATAATCAATATTCCTTTCTTTAAAGAAAGCTTTCGTCAGTAAACAATAATTACAATTCTTTTTAGAATAAATTTTAACACTACCTTTTAAAGAAGGATGTTTCAAATACATAGGTAAAGCTATACTTGCTAAATTACACACAGCGTACTCTTTACTGTCACTGTATTCGATTATTTCACATTGAGAAGTTATTATACCATTGAAAATACCTGCATGTCTTTTCTTTTCAGTAAAACAATAAGTTTTAGATACTTCTCCTTTATCGATTATCTTATTAATCTTAACAAATTGTGTTGCATTTCTTTGGGGTTGATGTTTTTTTATAGTTAATCTTTTAGAAGAAAATCCTAATTGAACTAATCGTTGTAAATCATTTGAGCCTACTAACAGTCTGTAGAGAGTTTTACAATTGTATAACTGTTTACTTCCTTTCCCATTAGGAAGAAGAGTCTCTCTTTCATTCATGTTTAGTGTAACTTTACTTGCTACTCCACATGTTTGTAACATTAGTTTAATCTTTAGCAGAAATTCTTTATGTATACATGAAATTTGTAAAGACTGATTATCACCATTGATTGCTATGGTTCCATCAGCGTCACAGTATCCAGAAAACCATCCTAGTTTACTCTTTAATGAATAATTCATCGGAACAAAGAACTTTTCTTTTAAATTTGGATTAAGAGTAACATTTAGTTTTCCTTTTTTTTCTTGTCCTGTTGAAACATAATCAAGGTGAGGAAGAAGTTTTATTTTTTCTTGATACAAAGAAACCATTGGTTTTGGGGTATAACAAGTACCTTGACATTTATCATTGATTTCAGAACCTTGTTGTAAAGTAATGTGTCTCTTACAATACGACTTGTTCTCTAATGCTTTATAGTCGCAATTTTTTTCAGAATCCTTTGAGAATACATTAGAATAAGTACCGTCTCCGCTAAAGAATCCATTAGTATATGAACTTTCTAATATTTTTTCATTATCGATTACTGGATAATCACATTTGATTAGTTTCATTCCTGTTTTTAAATGCTGCGCTTCAATCAGTTTAACATTTTTACTTTTGATGATATCTTGTTTCATATTGAAAGTGGGATATTTTTCTTGAATGTAAAATTTATGATATTTAGTACAATTAAGTTCTGAACCATCTGATAAATGAATGTTTAGCAGTTCAGCACTATCATTTGTTTGTTTTACAGTAACTTCACTAAATTCTTTACCGTTCCAAACATTAACGATTTTGTCCTCTAAAGTTTCAATAACTTCGTGTCCCTTATCCGTTAATAGCAATGTATCTCCTCTTACACAGCATAAATTGCTACTCTTTATAGTGCCTAAATTTTTCTGATTTGATTTTTTGTTACACGGATCTTTGTAAAGCATGTAAGGAGTACCAGTTTCAATTTGAGTTCCTAAAATATGTGACCATAATTCTTGTGCTTTAATTTGTTTCATATACATACCTTTTGACTCGTATTCAATGTATAATTTTTCAAATTCATCACCATAAACATCATTTAAATTTCTACAACGGTCAGGACACATAAGGGACCACATTCCATTAGATTCAACTCTTTTCATGAAAAGATCAGAAACCCAAAGGGCATAAAAAAGGTCTCTTGCTCTTTCTTCTTCTCCTCCATGATTCTTTTTAGCATCCAAAAATTCAAAAATATCACCGTGCCAGTCAGGTAAGTACATAGCAAAACTACCGTTTCTTTTACCAGATTGATTAATATAACGAGCAGTATGATTATAGACCTTAAGCATAGGAAGAATACCATCACTGTAACCACCTGTTTTTCTAATAAAACTGTTTCTACAACGAATGTTACCTATATGTAGACCAATCCCACCAGCCCATTTAGAAATCATAGCAGTATCACTTATAGTCTTGTAAATACCTTCAACTGAATCATCAGTCCCCATTAAAAAACAACTACTCATTTGAGGACGAGGTGTCCCTGAATGAAAAAGAGTAGGAGTAGCATGAGTAAAGTATTTTTGAGACATAAGGTTGTATGTATCTTTAGTACAATCTTTATCACAACCATGAATACCAAGGGCTACTCTCATCCACATGTATTGTGGAGTTTCTTGTATTTTTTTGTCGGTTCTTAAAAGATATGAGCGTTCTAATGTTTTAAACCCAAAGTAATCGATAAGGTAATCTCTTTTAGGCTTTAAAGTTTTTTCAATCCAATCTTTATTTTCTGGATTTTGAGAAAACTCCCAAACTTCTTTTGATACTAAAGGGGAATGATTTTTATGTACGTCAAGATGATTGTAAAGATTATTCATTGCTTCTGAAAAACTTTGACGTACATTTTTTTGATGATTATTAATGGCTATTCTAGAACCTAATGTTCCCCAATCAGGATGTTCTAATGATAAATTCATACAAATATTAGCAGTAAGTTCATCAAGTTCTATTGTGGTAATACCATCTCTAATCATACTACATACTTTTGTAGAAATTATGATAGGATCTATAACATTTGACTCTAAATTGTAACATAATTTTTTAATTCTTGAAGTTATTTTATCAAGAACAATATCTTCAGATTCTCCTTTTCTGTTAATGATCCTCATTATAATATAAAAGATATATTTATTTTTAAGTTAGTTCAAAATTAAAAATGCTGTCTTTTAAATTACTCAAACGAACACTCCAATCATGAGTCCAATCTGATATATGTAATGCATTTGACGAACGATCAACTATGTTAATAATTTGCATAGATGCTTCTTTGTCATGTTCTCCAGGAACAAGTCTTTCAAGTATATGATGTTTGATAAGACTAAAGTTTTCATTAAATACTGGTATTTCTGGTGTAATAAAAGCAAGATAGGAAAAAAGAATATACCATAAAGAACTTCTTCTTCTAATATTCGAAAAAGATTTCTTACATCTATTTTTAAAATCTGTAAAATTTGTAGACATTTTTCCACCAAGCATATCTAACATATCTTGTGTTATTTTCATTTCTGCATTAGTATGTTGTGGATCTTCACCAAGAATGTAAGAAAAATCTATGTGTATAAGTTCTCCTTCTTTATTAATAAGAATGTTTTCAAGATGTCTATCTCCTACACCTAAGACGTAACAAAGAACACAGCTAGATACACATGTAGTGATAAATCTTTCTCTAATATCTTTGATAGTTTTATGAGGATTGAAATCGAGTATATAATTCTGTAATGTGGATTCATAATTATTTTTAACCTCGTAAAGAGTGGAAGATTGTTCAACCATTTCAATCCAACCTATTTTATCATTAACCGGAAAAACATTGTACGTCACAATATCTACTAAACCATTACATATAAAATTAATGAAACAAGAGACAATCATAGTAAGTCTATCTTTTCTTACATCTTCATTTTTAATAAGAATATTAACTACTCTTTCTAAATCATGAACAGAACCTTCTTCTTCTACAATCATGGGTATTTTCCAAGGCTTTGTGTAAGAATTAAAACGAATTATACAATCATATACTATTCCTGTACAGATATATTTATAATTCCATGGTAATCTAACCCATTCATTTATTTTAAAGAAATTATTAAAACAATTTTCCCATTCTTTCATAGTGTAACTTTCGTTAGTAGCTATATGTACTAATTGTATAAAATTATCAGTTTTAGCTATTTCTTTTTTAATGATTGGGTCTAATATTTTAATATAATTAGTAAAAATTTTATAAAGATCTATTTCTGTTTGTTTATTATTCATTTGACATTTTATTTCAAAATAGTATGCAAAAGAAAATGTAAAATCTTCCTTAGCAAAAGGAAAAAGTAGATTATAAGCTATTTCGTTATACCTCTTAGAAAGTTCAACAAACCATGGAATAAGAAGTATAATAACATTTCTATTGACTAATTGTAATTGTTTTATAATCCAATTTCTACAAAAAGGGTCATCTTTAGTAGGACTTCTATAAAGCATTTCTAGCAATTCTTCTATTTTAGGCACAGATTCGCATTGTCTTTTACATAGCAAATTATTACATGAGAAATTTTTGTTATAATTATATTTTTCTATTAGATTTCTAATATCTTTTTTTTCGCTACACATTAATAATTTTTGAAAAAGGTGAAAATGACCTGAAAATTCATATTCATGATTAATTATGAATTTTTTTTCTAAAGTTTGAATTTTTTGACAAGGTAACTTATATTGAATATTTTTATAACTAGACATAACGGTATTAATAGATTTACACCATTCTTTACAAACAAGACGAAAATTATATATTTCTATAATTGACAAAGGTATATTAGAAAATATATGTATGTATAACTTTGAATTTTTAATGAAATTTACTATTTTAAAACATTCTGTACATAATCTTTTTTCTTCAGTTTCCCAATGAAAATAAGATTTATTTTGAGGAGATAGACTATTATTTAATATAGAAGGTATAGTACTCCTACCTGATGAACAATTATTACAAAAAACTCTTCCACACATTCTACAATGGTGTTTACGATTTAATATAGAAAAATTAATAGCACAATTATAACATTTAGTAACGTTTTCACTAGGTATCCATATAACAGGTGTAGTTTTAGGAATAGCAATGTCAGAAATATTTTTTTTGTCATTGAAATACATTGACATACTCATATCCCTTTTCATTACTAATAAACAACATAAAATTATTTAAAAAAAGATTAACATGATTTATACAATGGGTATAAAAGGACTCACACAACTTTTAAAAAAAAAGAATGCTTATAATGTAGTTGAAAAGCATCTTTCAAAATATAAGGGGAAGACTATTGCTATAGATACAAGTATACTTCTTTATAAATACCGGTATGGTTCGGGTAATGATCAGTTGTCTCATATTTATGGTATTTTAGGGAGATGTATGTCTTTTTTAAGCAATGGAGTTATTCCTATTTTTGTTCATGATGGAGAACCTCCAGAAGAAAAAAGTGAAGTTCTTTCAAAAAGGACTGATCAAAGAACGAAATTAAAGAATAAAATTGAAAATTTAAAAATGCAAATAAGGGAGTATACAACTGATAGTGATAGTGAAGATGATGGTCTTGGAAAACTTAAGGTTAATCTTTCAAAATTAGAAAAACAAGTAGTTAATGTATCACAAACCCATAGAAAAGAAATTTTTTATTTGTTAAAATTATTAGGTCTACCTAACTTCGTAGCTGCCGGAGAAGGAGAATCGAGTTGCGTAGAATTACAAAAAAGAGGGATAGCTGATTATGTATATTCTGAAGATATGGATGTACTTACTTTTGGATGTACAAAGTTTTTAAGATGTTCAAACAAAAAAGATTATTATGTAGAAATATCATTGAATGATATCTTAGATAATTTAAAAATGAATCAAGATGAATTCATAGACCTTTGTATTCTTTGTGGATGCGATTATACTTGTACTATACCTAGGGTTGGTATGATGACATCTTTTAATCTTATTAGTAAATATCGTACTATTGATGGTATAATACAAAATGTTGATAAATACACTATACCTGAAGATTTTAAATATGAAAAAGCTAGAGAACTTTTTAATCAAGAAGTAATAATACCAGATATTTCTTTCGGAGTAGAAAAAATGGAAGAAGAAAATCTGAAAAAATTTTTATTGGAAGAAAAGAATATGTCTGAAAAATTTGTAAACAGATATATTCAAAATTTTAATAAAGTTACACGAAAATTTAGAGTAAATACGGTTAAAAATTATTTTAAATAAGTATTATTTAGTTTTTTAATATATTAAGATTAATTAAATGAATCAAGTACAAAACTTGTTAATTAATCTTAAAGTATTATCACAAATAGGACCTGGTGATAAAATAAACACCAAAGAAAAAAATATAGAAATAGACAATAATAACTGGGGACAATCACTAAGGAGAACTTATAGAGGGGACGATAGAAAATTAACGTTTGACATGATCAATAATTTAATTACTACTTTAACTTTGATTATACAAAAATCTTTAGAAGGAGATGCTAATGAATATATTGAAGAAAAATCTGTACATATGACTAATCAAGAATTACTAAAAGAAGTTCATAAAGAATTAGAAGGAGTTAGAAAGGGATTAGAAAATTTAAGGGAAACTTATTTTCAAGATGCTACTCTTGCGTCTAAAATGGAATTATGTATAGGAACAGTTCAACGTCAAATAACTTCAATTGAAAATTATTTTAAAAAAAAAAATAATAATTATTGAAAAATTATTTTGTTGGGTATAATTATAATGAGTGACGTTGATAGTGTTTTAAGTTTATTGTTCGGTAAAAGAAGAAGAGCAAAAAAGAGATCTGCTAAAAAGAGCAGTTTCGGTAAGAAAAGAAAATTTGGTAGAAAATCCACCAAAAAACCTGCTAAAAAAGCAAAGAAAGTTCCACTTGCTTTAAGAAGAAAATGCAAAAAATGTGGTGTTAAATTAACTGTTAAAAGAGGAAGTAAAAGAGTAGCAAAAAGTGAAAAACTTTTGAAAAAACAACTTGCTAAAAAAATGAAAATGATGAAGAAAAAGAAAGCAGCTGCAAAGAAGAAAGCTACAAGAAAAAGCAAATTAGGTAAAAAAAGAAGAAAAAGAAGAAAGACAAAAAGAAAGAGAAAGAAAACTAAAAGAAAGAGAAAGAGAAAGAGAACTGTAAAAAGAAGAAGAAGAAGAAGTGGTTACGGTGCAAGTAAAGGAAGAAGTTCTTTAGGTATGGGTCCTTATCCAGGTTCTTTGATGATGAAGACTCCATATTTCGAATTAATGAAAAAAGTATAAATATTTTGTAAATAAATTTATATAAGACTGATTACGAGTAATCAATTATATTTAAATTTTAATAAATTCTTCGCGTTTAATATTTTCACGAATATTAAGGATTGTCTTTTCTACTGTTAGTAGACTATTTCCATGAGGTTTATCAGTTCTTAATCTAACGGGGATAAAGTTATATCCTTCTTTCTTAATTTCACAATTATATTCTACAACAGTTCCGGTAGGAATGATTTCATTATTTAGTGATATATTTTTAGTAGAACCGAACTTTTTATTCTTCCCGCGATTCCAACAATAAAGGATGTGTTCTTTTTTATTTTTACCAACTTTGATTAAGAAATCTATAGTATGATGTCCTTCTGGTTTCCATTTAAACATAGAATATTGTGTACCTGAACTTATAGGGGTTTTTACTGGATAAAAAACCAATCCATCGTTCGGGATTTTACATTTTTCTATGTAGTTGTAAAGACCTTTTATATTATCAATATTATAAAAAGTTTTAAGGTATGTATCAAATTGTTTATTATCGGGTTTATAACAATATGTCAAAAGGTTATTTGCTTCTGACCATCTTTCATTAAAAGGTTTATTCATCATATTAAACCCTCCAATTGCTATAGTGTCATGTATAACAAATTTTTTAGGACATAATTCTCCATCGAAAAGTGTACCATGTTCATATATCCAGTCATTACAAAAGTTTTGTTCTACTAGAAACACATCAAAATTTCTATCTATTAAACAACACACGTTATAAATACTTTCTGAAAAATTAATTGTTGTACATGCAAGTAGAAAACGATGACCATCTAATTTAGCACAAACTACATAATTTTCATCTTTGAGAGTTTTGAAGTCTTTTCTTTCTATAGAAACAGGTTGAGGAGCTGGGAATCTTTTTTTTTCTGTCCAAAATGATAAAACAAAATTTTTAATTTGTTTTGTTATATCCTTTTCAAGAATTTTTTTGAGGGTGTAATTTGTCCCAGGATAATCATAATCTTTATAGTCCATTCTATATATTGTAGTATTTGTTCTTTATACCATTTAAAAATATTGTGTTATTTATAAGTATGAAACATGAATATATATTAATCATAATTTCACTTTTATTGCTTCCTATAGGGATTAAATTAAATAAATCAGGTAACATTATAGGAAAAAAATGTAAAAGATGGGGAAAAATGTTTAAGGATAGAAAAGTCCTTAAAAATATGTGTTCATTAGGTCATCTTATACAAGGAATAATAGCTGGGTATTTGTTGTTAGGAAACAAATATCTTTACGAACTTTTAGGAAGTGTTTGGTATAATAGAATACTCATAACAAGTTCTTTACTTTATCCTTCTTATAATCTAATTAAAAGATACGTCTTTTGTAAAAAATATTTTTGGGATTCAAGTTATTTTATTAATCTATTTGAGTTCGTTTCTGGAATTGTACTAGGTACTGTACTCAGTACAACACAAGAAAGTATTGTTATTAAACCTTTGGTTTATCAAATAATTATAGGAATATTGTTATGTATAAACATAACTAGCTATTTAATATCTATTTCCACTGTTGACGTCCTTACAAACGATAGTAAAGATAAGTAATATTTCTCTTCCATGAAAATTGTAGAAGTCTCCATTCATTTTCCTGAATGATACTTCTAGGCTTTCCATAGAAGCATCAGGTGGGTCAAAAGTATAAATCTTTTTATCAAGATCTCCACCTCTAATAGCTTTTAAGTAAGCTCCACCTTTTTTCAAATTAGTAATACTTCCAGTAGTACTGTTAGCATTAGCATGATTCCTTCCTGTAAGCCACCAATCTGGACTGTTAGCATCAAATATAATCGTACCAAATGCTTTATCCAATTGAGTAGTATTAGATTCTATTCTATCTACAATAGGATTAAAATGTAATGCTATAAAACTACAACTGTCTGTAATATTAGGAGTATTTCTTGCAAGAATACCTCCGTAAAGAGTTCCTGCTGCAGCTTGTTGAGCATTTCCAAAACTAACTTGATCCATAGAAGGAGGAGATACAACGTCACCTTTGTAATTCTCAGTATGACTACCGAAACCTAATAGTTTAATTGCATTATTATCATTATTAGTACCAGAACCCCATAAAAGTTCTAAGAAATTGTCACCTGCATTATTTCTTCTTATAGCAATTTGATTACATTCACCACTATTCTTATTAGTGGTAGCGTAATCACTTCCTGTAATAGCATTTAAGTCTGCATTAGAAGCCATCCAACAAAAATAATCACTACCGGCATCAGCTGCTTTTAAAGCTCTTGCTACTTCAGCACATAAACCTTCTCCACTTGTGTTTTTGTCTCCTGTCTTATTAAAGTCATATAACCCAGGTCTAAGGACAGCAGTTTTTTCAGCTCCTACCGTTAGTGTAATAACAGCTTTTGTAGTTGGACTTCCAGCAGCTGCTTCAAGATTAGCATGAACAAATGTAGCTCCACTAGTTTCCCAATAACCTCCATCTAAACCACCACCAGCATTATCATCTTTTTTAGTACCGGTATTATAACTACCCCTAGTATATCCAGAACCTGCGTTATTAACAGCAACACCAGTAACGATACCACCTGCTACTGTTACGTCAACTGTCGCTTGTGTCCCAGCTTTGGTAGGTGCACTAATGTTAACTGTATGAGTCCCATCATTTGCATAACCAGAGCCTCCGCTGACTAGTGTTGCTCCAGTAATAGTGCTTCCAATATTGAAGTCAATTTTATTATTACCTGAATGAACATTCCATTCAGTTTTAGGTAGAACCATACCTGTTAATTCTATACTCATCAAATTTTTGAATTTTTGATTAAATTGTACTTTAAAATTACTTGCAGTAGGGTAAATACTTTTGTTCCTTTCACGACTATCTATTTGAAGATGATATTTTGTTGTTTTTAACAAATCTTTTTTATCAGGAGAATAGCCTTCGTTGAAATTTGGTGGAAGATAACTGTGGTAGTTTCCGTTACTCATTATTAATGACAAATATTATTTTTTTAGTATTTAAACTGTTTTAAATCTTTTAAAAAAGCTTCTATATTTTTAGTATAAGCTCTTTTATTTGTTTTACACATACTCATAGGATGTAATGTATAGTTTTTATTACTACATTTTTTTGCTTTTCCTAATTTAATAGATTCATTTGGAAATAATTTTTTCCTCAATAACGCAGAAGTTGGTACTACTTTTGCTTCATAATCACACTCTTTACAATGTTGTTTCATTCCTTTAGAAGATATTTTAAAGGAAACACACTCTTCTTCGTGTACGTCTTGACAATATGTACAAAAATGTTTTTCTGGTATTGCTAAATAGTATCTTTTATACTTAACGATTTTTGTTATAGGGTTATTCCATTCTCTTTCGCAAGCTGTTCTTATAAATCCTTCTATTTGTCTGTAAATAGGATTTTCAGGTTCAATATCCATTTTTTAAAAGGGATTCTTTTTCTTATATCTTAAATTTTCTTTTTAATAGTTTATCTGTTTTTTTAATTTGAGCTGATTGTAACAAATTTATTTTGATACTTTGTCTTCTAATAATACTCTTGAGTTTGAGTCTTTCTTTGTCCCATTCTTTTTTTTCTTCGATTAGTTGATAGTGTTCATTGACGTTACCTCCTACCATTAGGAGTAAATGGGCTTTTTCTTTTTCCCATTTAGCTTTCATTTCTCTATATTGATCTCTGAGATCATTAACAGCTTCTAAATAATCATTTTCATTATTCATTATTACTTTATATGTTAAACATTTTTTTAAGCCTATCATCAACATTCCTAACCATTTTTTGTTTACTTCCTAATTTTTGTATTGGATTTTCTTTCTTTTTTTCGGGGAATAGATGATTTTTTATAACTAAAGGAAGTTTCCACAATCCGTAACCATTAGGTAACACATGACTTTTAAAACTATGGCAAAATCCATGTTTTCTTCCTACCATTGTATCTTTAATACAATGACATTTTTGATACAATCCGTTAGGAGTTATCACAAAATAAATACCACTAGAACTATGACATCTACCTATATTCATACATTTAGCTGGTTGATAATTATTTCTCAATTTAATCCAATAACAATTGTCATTAAGTTTACAAATTTTTTCAAATTGTATTTTCCAAGGGAATTCACTGCTATTAAAAAGCCATGATTCTATTTTATCTAATATTTTAGAACCTGTAGAAGCATAAACATTATTCCAAATTTCATCATCTCCATCATCTTCATATTCTTCAAAAGTGTTGTCTACTTTCTTATCTTCTTTAATTTCAACAGGAGTAATCATCGTACCTCTAGGTGTTCTAACAATAGTTTTTTTGAAAATATCAAGTTTATCTGAATTTTCTTCTACTAAGTTTTTATCAGGATGTGAAAATAAAGGTATGTAAGCTCTTCCTTCATCTTGATACATTGTTTGACCTTTTTTATTTTTTTTTCTTGCCATTTTTCTACTGTATAAAATTCTAATAGTATTATTGCGATAAACACAACTATCATAAACATCATCCCAAGGATTGATACTATCCCTTTCTCCAAAATCTTTCACTAGTCTTTCAACGATTTTATTTCTAAGTTTATTTGCCATCTGGCGCGTAACATAAATATCAGGCCAATAGAGATGAAAACCTGTTTTATAAAGTTTATTACCTCTTTCTATAATAATTTTTGAAGCAGTTCCACAAACTATTACATTATGGGGATGATTGTAAAGTTCATGAATAACTTTTTGAATAGAATAAAGAGCAATTTTAAATTTTTCTTCAGACCAAGCATAGTCTTCTTTTATATCTATGTCCGCAAAAAATCTAAATATATCAGTAGGATATTCCGTTATGTAATATTTATCTCCTGCATTTATACCTTCAATGTATACCTCGTAAAATCTTTCCGTAAGATCTTCGGAAATACTGAGAACTCCTCCATCTAGACACAAGTGTGTGTGCCTAGTTACGCCTTTTTTATGAAAACAATTGTTTGTTGTTAACCATCTTTTAAGAATAGAATCTCTCATCTGGTAATGATGGTGTGTATTTTTTAAGTTATTTAATCAAGAATAAAAATATTTAGTATAAACATAATGTTGAGTGAGAAAAACAAAAGAATGGCTATGATTATAGCTGGTATTATTGTTGCTTATTACGGATTTGGTTTGGCTAAAAAAATAGTATTCTACCTTATAATAGGAGCTCTACTGTTTTATTTTTTAGACCGAGAAAAACCCGAATTAACAGCAGGAATAAAGGAAAAAGGAAAAAAAAAGTTGGACGAGAAAATTTCAGAGGGCATAAGAAAAGCTATAAACGACCAGATGGCGTAATTTACATTAATCTCGACCACAGAAAAGATAGAAAAAAAGACGTACATAGATTTTTAAAAAAAATAGGTTATAAGGATGTTCCTGTTTATAGACTTTCTGCTACTTTAAACAAAAAAAATGGACATATAGGTTGCGCTGACAGTCACATTAGAGCTTTAGAGTATGCTAAAAAGAAAGGTTTAAGGAATGTTCTTATAATGGAAGATGATGTATCTCTTGATTGTTCTCCTGTAAAATTTAATAAAAAAGTGTCTGGTTTTTTAGAAAAATATGGTAATGATTATGACGCTATTACTTTTTTCGGATATTGGAAAAAAGGAATAGTTCCAGTAGATGATAATGTAGGTAGATTTCAAGAAGATGGATATTCAACTACAGCATTAGCTTACATGGTAAATCATAAGGCATACAATGACTTTCTAAGGGTTTTTACAGATGCAAAAATAAAAATGACACAAGAACTTAAAAGTTTTAAAGGTGAAAAGAAGTTTGAAACTCCATATGCTATTGACGTACATTGGAAAACTTTACAACGTGGAAAGAAATTTTATATTTTCAATCCGCACATTGTAAAACCTTCGGGTAGTTACAGTGAAATTATGCTTAAATAAATGGATTATTACTTGGAGGTTCTCTATAATCAGCTAAAGAATCTAGTGCTGCTTGCACTAACCTAGAATTTTTTTTAGTTCTATTCATTCTAACTAAATGTCTAGCTACGTCTTGTCTAGAACCTCCTCTAGATAGAATACCTAGAGCACCTCCACTACTTCTTACTAAGTTATTTAATTCTCTTCTACCTTGTATCCTAGCGTTTCTCTTTAATTCATCATAAAGAAAATTTTTACCAATTCTTCCTCCTTCTTTAGTTAAACCTGATATATTTCCACTTTTAACCATTTGTGTAAATCTACTAGGTTTAGATGCTAAGTATTCTCTATACATAGCAGCTACTTCAACTTGACTGTAACCTTTCCCTGACATTTCTTTTTGAAATTCTTGCCATTCTCCTGCATTTCTTAATCCTTTTGGAACAAATTTCTTTTTTCTATATTTATACATCCTTTTCTTTCTTTTAACAACCTTTTTACGTTTTCTTTTTACAACTTTTTTACGTTTTCTTTTTACAACTTTTTTACGTTTTCTTTTAGCTGGTTTTCTTTTAACTTTTCCAAATGACGTAAGTCTAAATCCCATTTACTTTAAACGTACATATTTTTTTTAAAGAATTCATAAAGAAAAAAGTTAAGACAAGTAAAAGGAATTGTCCTAATAGTATTAAAATAAAATCCTCTGTAAAAACCTTTTATGCCATTTTCTCTAATGACGTAACGACAAATTTCTTGTAAACTTCTATTAGTATTGTCTATTCTTGTAATAGTTCTTATAACTTCATGAGGATAAAAAATAGTATTAGCTATACTTTTACCTATTACACTTGAAAAAAGTATTTGACAGTTAGGATATCCATAGTCTGGATATGATCTAAGATGCTCATAGATAGGCATTTTTATAATAAATTGTAAATTACCAAAAAGAGTAACAGGTAATCCTAAACGAAAAGTTTTAAAAGAAAGTGTTTTCATATCTTTTATGACATTTTTAATATTACCACCTTGTACATGGATGACTTGTAAACGATTTTTAAAAACAAAAAGAGGATTACATAACATACTACCTGTATAACTTGCTATAATACTTCTTTGTACTATCCCCCATTCTTTTTGTTTAAGATGATCATAAAGAGGTAAGTAAATTGACCAAAAAAAAGGAGCACTTAAAAGAGTCCCTGGTAATCCTCTATACCAACCTTTTATTCCTTCTTTTTTGAGTACGTCACGAATAGTAAAAAAAACTCCTTTCTTGTACATATTAAAAGCTTGATTACGAGTTCTTAATACGTCTAAAGGAGAAACTACAATACTACTTAGTACTGTAGAAAAAACACTACATACAGCATATTTCATGCTACTAATTAATAATATATTTATTTAAATAAATTTCTTGGCAATTATTAATGGATAGTTCAATGATTATAATAGTAATAGCTTTGTTTATTATCTTTAAAAAAAAAATAAAAATTAACAAGAAAACAAGAGAAAGATTAGTAATTCTTTTTTATACTAATCTTGTCCTTATTTGCGCTTTTAGTTTTTACATAGATGAAAAATATGATGCTAAAAATCCTCAGTAATATTTAATTTTTTAATAACTTGTTGGGCAGCTATTTGTTCAGCTGCTTTTTTACTGTTTGCAGTTCCTTGACCCACGGGTTTGTTGTATACTACAACCTCTATTGTGAAAATTCTTTGATGTGGTGGACCTTCTGTTTTAATTGTGTTATATACAGGCAACTCTTCTCCTTTTGCTTGCATATATCTCAATAAAAGGTCTTTGTAATTATCATCTGAAAATAATTGTTCATTTGTTATATTTTCTTTAACAACTCTTAATACAAATGAACGAGCATTTTCTAGTCCAAGGTCCATATATATGGCTCCTACTATAGATTCAAAAGCATCTTCTAGAATCCTAAGATTATTTCTTCCTCCTATTTTTATTACATGATTACTCATTAAAATCATATCACCTAATCCTATAGCTTTAGCCAGTCTTCCTAAAGTCTTTCCTTTAACAATTCTTGTTCTTAATCTTGTTAGAAAACCTTCATCATTGTCAGGATATTTTCTGAAAAGGTACTCAGCTATAATCATTCCTAAAACAGAATCTCCTAAAAATTCAATTGTTTCATTAGAACGCTTCATATAATCAGGAGCATTTTGTGATTTTCTAACATTTTTTTGTATAGATTTATGTACTAATGCTCTTTGATAATATTTAATGTTTCTAATTCTAAAACCAACAGCCTTTTCGATTTGTTTTCTAGTCACATGAGGACTGTTTAAATCAAAAGGGCTCGGGGTTCTTCTAACTGGTTCTGGATTTAATAAAATTGATGATAACATTATTGATATATATATATACTGTATATTATTTTTTATACCTATTATATGTAAAATTTGAAAAAAATAACATAAAGAATAAAACACACCTTAGTTATTATGATCAATTTAAGGAAAGTATATCGTCTACCTTTTAGTAAAATTTACACAAATCCAAAAATGTTTGTTAGATTAGTTGATGTAATGCCTAGAGTTTCTGATGATGATTCAGTTACTTTAAATTGTGATAAAGCTATAGTACAGTCAGCTAGGGTAAGCTACGGGAATCATGAATCAACTCCAGATACATCTACCAATATAAAACGTGACAAAGAACTTATTAAATACCTTGTAAGGAATCGTCACACAAGTCCTTTTGAAATGGTGGAGTTTAAATTCCACTTAGCAATGCCTATTTTTATTCAAAGACAATGGATACGACACAGAACAGCTAGTGTTAATGAAATATCAGGTAGATATTCAGAATTTGATTATAACTTTTATCATCCCACAATTCTTAAAGGTCAAAGTAAAGATAATAAACAAGTATCAAGTGACGTACTCGAAAATAGTTCCGAAAACATTAAAAGAATGGAAGAACATTCTGAAAGGAGCTTTGAGTTGTACAAAGAACTTTTAAAAGAAGGTGTTTCGAGGGAAATAGCAAGGACAGTTCTTCCTCAAAACCTTATAACAGAATTTTATTGGAAAATAGATTTACACAATCTATTACATTTTATTCGTTTAAGAGACCATCCTCATGCTCAGACGGAAATAAGAGAGTACGCTGGAGACATTAAAGAATTAATTACAAGATTGTGTCCAATATCAGTAGAAGCTTATGATAACCATTTCGTTAAAGGTATAAATTTATCAGGGGGAGAAGTTGAACTTATTAAAAAATATTCAGAGAATGATTTTCAAATTCCTCATGATATGAGTAAAGGTGAACTCAAAGGATTTTTTAACAAAATAGATAAATTAGGTTTAAGTAAAAATGAACCTTTCCCTAGGGGGATGAATGTTTCTGCTCCAACTGTTGGAGTAAAACCTGGAATTAGGGCTATGTCTACGGACAGGTCTAAATTTTTTATACCATAACTTAAATATAAGTTTTATTCTCATTATGTCTACAGGCCATCTTTTATTTAACGTATCAAAAATTACAAGGTGTTGAAATTTATTGATAAGTAAAGATTTAGTAAGTTCCTGCGTGTTAGAAAACCTATATACATGATTTATTAAATCCGTTGGTAGTTTATTCATACTATAATCTTAGAAATAATTATAACTTTTTAAACCAAAGTTGTAATTATTTTTAAACGAACATTTAAGCGTCATAAATTGCTCTAGCTCTTTTATAAAGTGGAGTTCCTTTTTTAGGAGCGAACGAACTGAAAGATTTTGGATCTTTAATCTTACCTGATTTAATCAATTCTTTACGAGCTTTTTTAAGAGCTGCTCTCCATTTTTTTAATCCTCCACCTGATTTTTTAGTTTTGGAAACCTTTACTTTCCTCTTAGATTTGTAAGAAACAACACCTTTTCTTTTTGTTCTAACAATATCTTTCTTAGTAAGACCTCCACTGGTTCTTTTAGCAAAACCTTTATAAACACTAGATTTTTTACCTATGGTCTTAATGACTTTTTTTCTTTTAACAACACGTTTTCTTCTTCTTTTAACAACACGCTTCTTTCTTCCGTAATTTGGCATAATACTTATTACCAACAAAAAAAAGTGAAAAAAAATATTGATAATAATTAAATGGTTAAAAAAAGAAAATTTGGAATGGCTAATACAATTATGATAAAAAGAAAACTTTTAAAAAAAGTATTAGCAGAACAAGCAAAAGAATTTTTAGGATTAAAAAAATTAAAAAAACTAAGACATTGTATCCAATACGCGGACGATGAAAAAAAAGGAGATACGTTTGATTGTAAAAGATTAGAATTTAAAAATTTCCATGATTATAAAAGATACAAACCTAGTGATTGCAATAAGGACATGGTTAATTTTTTTGTAAAGGGAGTAGGCTCTAGAAATAAAGGAAAAACTACAAATAAGATAATCCGAGAAATGAATAATGGTAATTGTGTTTCCCCTTACGTTTTTAATAAATTAGATTCTAACAAACCCATAGAAACTAGAGAAGAAATTTTTTTAAAAAAACAACAAAAACTTGTCCCTAGGATATTAAATCCTCAAACAAATTTAAAAGGTCTTTTAGTTTATCATGGATTAGGTTCCGGTAAAACAGGTACGTCAATTATAGTAGGAGAAGCTTGTAAACATATTTCCACCGATAGGGTTGATATTACAAAAAAATCTGGAAGGAGTCATAATAAAGTATTAGTTGTTGTGCCTGCCTCTTTAAAAGAACAGTATAAACAAGAAATTCTTGGAAATTTAATAAGTAGGTATAAAACCAGAGGTACAACAAATATAAAAGAAAAAGAAAAAATCATAAAAGAGATAAAAAAATTTGTAAAAAACTTTAAAAAAGAAAAAGATATATTTCCTGATAAACAAAGAATAATAAATTGTTTTAAAATTAAAGGTAATAAAAAAATTAATAATAGTTTTTCGAAAAATGTATTAATAAAAATAAAAGAAAAATATATTCCACAAGAATATAATAGTACAAATTCAAATGTAGCTTACAATGAAAAACAATTCCAAAATTGGGTTGAAAATAACCGTTTACAAAAAGTAAACAATACTTATAAAGTAATATCAAGACAAACTTTCATGAAACATTTTTTAATTTCAAATGAAACTTATAAAAATGGTATGATAAATAATAAAACAGGAACTGGGTATTGTATAAAAAATTTTTTAAAAAAACCTAATGGTTTATTGATAATAGATGAAATTCAAAATTTAATAAGTGAAACTGGTTCTTGGTATAAAAATTTAATAAGAGGAATAAAGTATTATTGTCATCCTACTACTAAAATATTACTACTAACAGCTACTCCTATATATGATAAAATATTCGAGCTAGGTTTAACTATAAATTTATTGAATCCAAGAATAAGATTCCCTGAAAATAGGGTTGATTTTGACAGATTATTTGTTGCTACTTCAGAATATGAATTAAAAGATGAAGAAGATAGAAATAATAGTACAGGTATTAAAGAAAGAAAAAGTATATTTTCAACAGAAGAAAGTAGAAGAGAAAGATATGCACAAACTTTACATAGAGACATACCTCCAAGAGAAATTAAAGAAAGATTTGATTCTCTTGAAAAATTTTATAAAAAATTAGTAGCATTTTTATTACAAATAAGAGAAAATGCTAAAAGTGGTTTAATATCAATTGTACATTTAATAGATGATATAAAAAACGAAGAAATAAAGAATTTTATTCAAATATTAATAGGTCGTGAAAGTGATATTGAAAAATTAACTTTTATTACTCTTTTTTATCTTTCTGACTATTTGAAGAAATTATTGGGATTAAACGATTATCGTAATAGTGTTATCAAAAATAAAGATTTATTTGAATATATGTGTTCAGGTTATATTTCTTATTTTAAGGGAGGTAATCCTTTAGGATTTCCTAAAAAGATAACTAAAATAATAGATTGTAAAATGTCTGATGTTCAAGCTAACGCTTATATAAGTATAGTTAAAATGGAAGTTAAAAAAAATAGAGACGCAGAAGCTTCAAAAAAAATTAATCCAAATTCTATGCAACAAGGAACATATTTTCAAAAAGCTACGATGGTTTCTAATGTTTTTTTGACTCATACAGCACAAGCACAAGATGAGAATAAAAGAAGAAAAGAATTAATAACAGAAATTTTGAAAGTACCAGCCCTTAGTAATGAATTAAGAGAACAACTTGTTACAATGTCTGTTTATGATCTAATTGATCTTCTTGTAGAACTAAATGAAGACGTAGACACTGTACATGAACCACAATCAAAAGAAGAAAAAAAAAGTGAAAAAGATGATGTAGAAGACATAAAAGAGATAGTAAAAAAAGGAAGTAAAAATAAATTAAAAACAATATTAGATGAAAGAAAAAGAATGACAAAAGATTATTATGAAGCAACTTTAAAAGTTATAAGAGATGAACTTATGGGGATAGAAAGCTATAAAGACAAAATACGAAAAATACATATTTATAGTTGTAAATTCGCAAGAATGATTGATAACATTTTAATCGAAGAAAATGGAAAAGGAAAGCACTTTATTTATAGTAGATTCAAGACTAGAGGAGTAGAATGTTTAAGTTATATGTTAGAAGCATTTGATTATAAAAGATATGATGAAGAAACTATTTCAGAATTAAAAAAAATGATGGAAAATGACGATATTCCTACAAAAAAATGTTTTGTTGTTTGGTCTGGAGATATTATGAATAAAATTGAGTTTTCAAAAAATTTTAAAAGTATTTATAATCATCCTAAGAATAGAAAAGGTGAATATTTACAAATAGTTCTTGGAACTGAATCTATTATGGAAGGTGTTGATCTTAAAGAAGTTAAATATGTACATATAACAGAACCATGGTGGAATGAATCAAGAATGGACCAAGTTATGGGACGTGCTATAAGGTGGAAAAGTCATATTAAAATGGATACTGATGACCAAAAAGTCATTATTTATCGTTATTACGCTTTAACTCAACTTCAAGCAAGAGATTTCGCACCAGACATTAATCCAATTGCATCAAATGCTTTACAAACTACATTAACTAACGATGCATTACGCCGTTTAAATTTAAATCCATTTCAAACTGGTCATGTAAGAGAAAATATTAATTTTGCTATTCATCAATTAGAAAATCCTGACCCGATTTCCCCTTTAGCTTTTTCAAGTATTGACCGTTATGTCCAGAGAGTAGCTGAAAAAAAGAAAAGATTAAATCAAATGTTTTATAAAAGTATTAAAAACAGCTCTATTGATTGTTTATTCAATAAATTTGGAAATACATATAGATTAGAAACAGAATTTTATTATAATTCAGATAGAGATTTTATAGAATATTACTATGACCCAACTGAACATAAATATTATAGTAAAAATAAAGAACAAGAATTTACTAAGGAGATATATGGAAATGAAGTAGAAATAAAACCAAAGGAAGGAGGAAAAAATACATTAACAAATATTGAAAACAACAAAGAAATTTATTATGAAAACATAGAATGTAATTCTAGTACACAAACAGGAAAAATATTTGAAGAATTTTTTAAAAACAATAAATTTTATCATTTATTAAACACTGAACATCATAATAAAATTAAAGAAATAATATTCAAAATTTATAAGGAACTAAATGAGACTGAAATAAATAGAATTAAAATAAAATTACAAAATTGTTTAAAAGAAAAAGTTTTTATAAAAAATCCAGAAGCAAACACGAACAATTTGAATAAAATATTTAGACAACAAGATAAAAAAAGTCCAAAAGCAAAAATAATAGAAAATATTATTTTAGCTTTAAGAGATAGAAAAAGGATGAAGAAAATTATAAAAAAATTTTTAAGTATCGATAATTATGACGAAATTTCACAGAATCGTAAAGACGAATTTGAAACAAATATTTCTAAGGAAATTGAACAAGATTTAGAAAAATTTAGAGTAAAATTATGGCAAATATCATCTTTGACTTATCTTAAAGACCAGGAAAAATTTTTAGGTATAGATAAAGAAGCTGATAAATCTTATAAAAAATTTATTCAAAAATTAAATAAACAAATTGCAAAAGAACAAGGACCATCTAACAATTCTATAACAACAAGACCAAGAAGAAGAATAAGACCAAGAGGAAGAATAAGAAGAGGTCCCACTCAATCACCAGATGACACATTTGGAAATACTTCAAATTTCGATCCAAATGCCCCAAGTTTTGTTCCGGGACAAAATTTCGATCGAGATGACCATAGGAATTGGGTAGGAAGTATTGGATGGGATAATCCGGGATAATTATTAATTTAAATTATCATTAATATTATTTTAATTAATTAAATAAAAAAAAAATATTAATAATAATTAAATAATGACTGAACTAGATAAATTAGTCGACGAATTAGCAAAAATGGCAATGGATCTAGGATTAAACATAGAACAAATAAAAGACTGTTTAAATGATGCATCTACAAAACCTTCAAAAAACCCTTTTGAAAATTTAGGTGCAGATTTTAAACCTGCTAGTAAAATAAACCCTGAACTTGAACGATTAGAAAATTTATTTGCAGTTGCAGTAGATGAGGACGAAGCGTATACAGCAAAAGATTTTTTAAGTGATGAAGGTTATGACCAAGAGGGAGCTCAGAGGAAATTTGATATGTCTTTTGATGAGATTGTAAATTATTTAGAAAATAAAAGGAGGGGATTAATAGGTGCAAGTGATGTTACTTTAAATCAGGATGATGCAAGTGATTTTTTACAAACATATCAAGGAGGTGTTACAGAACAAAAAACAGGTGAGACCAATCCTTTTGGTAATTTTTTCGGCAAAACAGCTTTCGGTAGAAAGATTTTAAGTAAAGCAACAGAATCTGTACGTAGAATTGCTAAAAAGAAAGGTATTTATATTGTAGGAAGAAAAGGAAAGAAATTCCTTGGTATTCGTTTCACAAAAAAAGGAAATTACAGTAAAAATAAAAAAGGAAGACCTAACGGAAAGATGTACACACTAGACGGTCTAAGGAAAATGAAAAAGAAAAAAGTAAGTTTTAAAAAGCTTCCACAACTTATCGATATGATGGATACTGGTGCAGTATTGAAAAAACATAAAGACTTCAAATTTGGTTTTGAACTCAGAAAACAAAGAAAGAATAGTTGCGGTTTTGGTTATACATTCCCAGTAGGTGCTGGTTATGGTAGAAGTTCTGCGCTATTGTACGGTAAATTATAATATTGTTATCAATTATGAATCCCCCTAAATTAGTAGACCCTAAGGTGTTACGCGATTTAGCAATTCCTCCTCCTCGTGATAGAAATTTTTTCGAGGTTCAAAAATGGAATATTGCTATTATTGTCATAATGTTTTTAGGCTTTATCTTCCTTTTAGGAAGATTTAAGGGAATACATAATACAAATTTACAAAATCTTCCAGATTCTATTAAAAATAATGAATACCATCAAAAAATAATGGCAGAAAACTTAACGCGTTTCTAAGGGGATATAATAATAAGTAGTATTTAGTAATGGAAGACGAGTTTGAAGGTGGTTCTACATCTTTAAGTGCACTTATGAATAAAAACCCTCCCCCAATGAACACAGCTAGGCATATGCCACAAAACACAGTTGGACAAGGAGGACCTGTTTCAATGAGAGACGTATATGATAAAAGAGGAGGACCTGGTAATTACGACATGCCACCACCTCCTAGGCAGATGCAAAATCTACCTCCTCCGCAACAAAATATGCAAAACCATACACAAATTAGACAACCTCCTCAAACAATGGAACCACCACCAGTAATACATCAACCTCCTATGATGAGAAGACCTCCTCAAGATCATAGTAGAGTAATGATGAGAGAAAGAAGAGAAGGATTCCAACAACCTAGAAGAAATATGAAAATTAGTAAAATGAAAAAACCTAAAGGAATGTTAGGAAAAATAAAAGAAATATTTTTTGAAAATCTTAAAGAAAGTGTGAGTATTTTAATTGTATTAATCATCGTTCAAATGCAAACTATCCGTGCTGGTGTTATGAAGGTAATACCTGGTTCGAAGAATCCTTTGATGTTTAATGTTATTATGGGTGTTTTGATGACTATGGTGTATCAACTGTTAGACAAAGTTGTTTTAAAGAATTTTAAATTTTACGCGTTTTAAAAATCATAAAAATGTATAAAGAATTAGTACCTTGATTAGTATCATGGCTTCTTTAACAGCGATTCCTATTTGTTCTAAAGAAGAGTTATTGCTTTCTAGTTTACTAAAATGGTTTAGTAATATTAGTCGTTTTTCAATATTCATCCCAATTGTCACAGGAAAAACAACAATATCACTCAGGATTTTAGACTGGTTTGCAACAAATTATTCAAAAAAACACAGTACTTTCATTAATAAAGATATATTCTTAGACTATAAGAATCAACTTAAGGGTTTCAGTAAAAAACAGTTTGACCCTTTCTGTAGAAGAAAAAGAATTTTTTTGATCTACGGACAAAAAGATGGAGTGTATGAATTTAAAACCGAACATGTAGAAAAAATGGAAGATTACGAAGAAAGGGAAGATGGAATATTGACTACGGTAGGTCAATTGAACTTCTTTAGGTGGTGTATTCGCGAAAATATTATAGATTATGTTTTTAACAATATCAAAGACATCGAAAAGGATATGCTTGATTCTGTTAATAAACGAAATAAAAACAATAAAGAATTTTTAAAAATTAAAAAGGGAGCCGGTAAAAGGCAAATGAGAGTAGTAATAGATTTTAATTAGAATGATATTTAGTATAATAACCCTTTAATCGATAGTCATCGTTGATGGTATCCATTAAAGGTTTAAGAGATTCTTCTGCGTCTGTTGGTGAAAACCATATTTCAAGTTTATAAAGGTTTTTTCCTCTGACTGACGTATCTACGATCCTTGTTCCAACTATATTAGGGTAGTTTCCACTAATCATATGTAGTATAGATTCTTCCCATACTTCATCTAGTTTTCGTGTGTCTCTGAATTTTTTAAAGGTAAAGTCTCCTCCACATCTATTGGCATCGTCCTCCCAAGAAGGATGGATACCTTTTCTGAATACACTAAAGGAAATAACATGTCTTTTAGAACCGTCTTTATTCCTGAATCTTTTATTATTGTGACCATTGTAAAAAAACTCACTAGGGCTAGGGATATTATTCATACATTGCCAAAATTGTTCAACTGTTTCAAAGTCAGCACAGCGAACTGTATTATTCGAATAATCCTCTTCGCTGTTTGCTTTACGGTGTTCCCACCAAGACCATTGGTCGTTTAAAGGGTGTTGTTCTGTCGTTTTACTTTCCATTCTGAGTATTATACTCATTTATTTTTAAATGCATTAAAATTATTTTGTTGGTTTTAAGTATATGGCAAAAAGAAAAAGAAATGTTTCTAAAAGAAAAGTTCCAAAGAGAAGAAGAAGAAAAAGAAGAAGATTCGGAATGAAAAAGTTTAAAGAAAAAGCAGCAGCAGCAAAAGCAAAACTAGCAGAAGCAGCTGGAGGGGGGAAAGCATTGTTTGTCAAACATGGAGGAGGTTCTATTTTAAAAATTTTAGCAAGTGATGAACTTCAATTATTTGTTATAAAAGAAGGACCTACTAAGAAAATCTTAGAGTCTTTACAGAAGGATTGTAAAAATGGTGATGTTGATTTTAAACTTACTATTGGATATTTTAAAGAACAAGTTACACAGAAAAAAGATGAGGCTGAATCTATTGTAGAAGAGAGGAAAACAAAATTAAAAACATCTTTTTATAACATGTTAAAAGCAAAACAAATTAATGCTAAAGCTGAAGGACAGTGGGTAAAAGCAACAAATAAAGCATTGAGTAGTATTCCATCACCAGGAAAAGAATTAGTAAAAGCGTATGTGGAAAAAAATGAATTAAATAAATATAGTAAATTTACAGGTATTATTGAAAACACTTATAAAAGCCAAAAAGATGAAAAGAGAGTAGCATTTAATATTTTAGGAAGTTTACTGACGGATACAGCAAATGATACAAACGTTTTTAAAGCCAATTTTATAAAAGATCTTGAAAATTTAGGTAAAAAAGTAATAAATGAAGGAAAGAAAAAAGTAGAAGCTGCAGTAAATAAAGCACCAGCACCAAAAGATACAAAAAAAGGAGGAGAAAAACCACCAGCG